CAGAGGCAATCACCCGGTCATCCTTGGCCCTGCCTGGAGCGTGGATGGTGCCGTTTTCCCGCACGATCCCCTTCATCTCCTCCAGGGTGTCCATGCTCTTGATCTCCATCATCCCGCGCTCGAAGTAGTCCTTCATGTAATTGAGCATCCGCTCCTTACTGGCGTGGGTGGTGACGTAGCCTATTGAGTTGGAGATGCCACCTAGCGCATCATTACGCCGCCAGATGTAGTTGGTCATGCTGCCGAGCACGTCCAGCAGACCACGCCCTGTGGCGTTGTTCATGCTCACGGCCATCCTCTTGAGATTCCTGATCTCGTTGATGACGGCCTGACCAGGCCCGTTCACCTCCAAGTTCAGCGTGGAGTTCTTGTAGGCACCTGCCAGGTGCGCGATGACCCAGGCGAACTGGTAGGTATTGAGTTCAGAGGTGGCGAACTCGGCCACCTGCTCCATCCCGTCTGCGTAGCAACGGAAGACCTGGATGCAGAAACGGTCTGCCCAGTCAGAACTGCCGTAAGCCGGGTCTGCTCCGATGACGTAGTAGGCGTTGTCTACAGGCTCTTCCCAGACCTTGAGGACACCCAACCGCTCCGTGCTCTTAAGCACCTCCGTGTCCTGGAAGAGAGAACCGAAGGCATAGCGGTAGTTGTCAGGCACTAACAGCTTGGAAGCCTTGGCTGCTTCTGTGCACCGGGAGGTGGAGAAGAAGGAGGTGCCTGTCATCACGAAGGCATAGTCCTCCGTGGGTGGGAACTCCTGGTACATGAGCGCCTCGTCCTTGATGCCCTCGTGCATCTTCCAGCGCCACCAGGCCATCTGCCGGGAGTTGATCTCAAAGTTGTACAGGCGCTTGATGTCCTTGTGCCACTCCTTCTCCTCCGGAGTCAGCTTGCCGTCCCAGTACACCTTGTAGATGTTGCTCTTGGCATCTACGCTGTAGAACTCGTTACGCCACCAGCCGCAGAAGATCGCACGCTGGGTCTTTGCCCTCTGAGCCGTCTTGTACATATCGTGGAACATATTGAACCCACGGGCTGTGGACTCAAACAAGTACAGCCGGTCAGGATTGTTCTCGGCTAAGGAAGCCAACAGTGACGCCAGACCCTCCTCGTCACCCCAGGAGCTTGTCTCCGTGCCGTGAAGGTAGGTTATGGCCTTGCCACGGCCCAGTGAGCCTTTGGCTCTCAGGCCAGCGACCTGATAGAACAGGCGACTTCTGTTCTTGAGGGACAACTGGTTCCTGTTGTGCCCTATAGCCGGAATCTTGAACTCCTTGGGCAAGCCATCCATGTACATGGACAGCGTGGTGCGGAACATATCCCGGTTCTCTTCCGTATCCGTCGTGAGCGTCCCCTGCAAACCCGGATGCGTGAAATGCCAATAAAGGTCTAGGGCTAGGGAGATAGTCGTAATTCCCAACTGCCGACCCTTCAAGATCACAAAGAAGTGCACATCTTCAGCCAATCCTTTTGCAATCTCATCCATCACATATGTCTGAGTGCCCAGAAGATGATCCATCTTCCGCAAGCCCTGCTCCTTAGTCTCAATCTTGAGTTCAGAGCAAAAGCTGTAGAACTTGGCTAAATCAAATTTCATGCTTTGTACTTAAAAGTTGTTGCATTCCACCACTGCCGGGAAACAAATCAACTAAGACATCTCCGGGTTGATAGTTCAACAACAACAAAATCCATTCATTGAATGCTTGTGGCTTTGCTCCGGGCACGCCTTTGCGATTAGTTCTTGCACAAGCCATCCAGTCTCTGACCATTGGCTTGCGCTTGTGGTCTTTACGACCACCCATAAAGATTACAGGCTCCCAAGCGTATTGCACTGTCGTGGGCCGTATCTGATGAAACGTCTTGCACCAAGCCGCTACACGGGCTTCTGAAGGACACGCAGCCAACAACCAAGATAAATCTGCAGGATTGCAACTCAAAGCCCATCCATTAGGAAACTCTGCTACTAGACGTTTTACCAAATCAATATGGGCTTGCTTGTCATCCCAAACAGAAGCCTCTGGGTGCAACTTTCCGTACAAGCGTTTTCCTTGCTTGTAATACGGCGGGTCTGCATACGCAAATTTCATTAAGGCTTTTCCAATACCCAATCCGCTATTGCCAGCGCCACCCTCCTGTTACGGGCAACCCTCAACAACTCTTCCCACACGATGGGCGGGTAATCCCGTTTCCACCTATTCACCAACTTAATCTTCTGCGCCTTCCTAATGCACAGTAGCGCAGCCCTGGTTTCCCGCTGCAGCCGCACCCGAGATTCGTAAAGCTGCATCTGAATATCCCGATATGTATCCGTCCCTGGCTGCATCCTCAATCCTGTCCATCAACTGCCTGACCAGCATAGAGGCCATAAACAACCGAGCATCCATCACCTCCAGCTCAGCCCTCAACTCATCCTCTTCCATCCACAACCTGTCAGCGTTCATTCCCGCCTCCTATTCCACCCTCCATACCCTCAGCATCTCACCCTCACTCCTGGCCACAAACTTCTGACCCAACCGCTTCCCCGCCCTGTAATTCGCATTCAACACCTTGGCCCTGTGCTCCACAGGCACCACAAACGAGTCCCCCACATCCATCTCCCCATACGGGTACGCAAACACCACACGAGGCTTGGGAAGATCAACACCCTTGCTGACCTCTATCGCAGTTATCGTCATCTCTAACCCTCTACAAGTAACCACATCATACGAACAAAAAAAGGGCTACGCAAGGTAGCCCCAATCGAAGGAGAGATGCCAACTGCTGTTGGCCAAGTGACTCTACACCATAAAGTGATTTTTTCCTGGGGTGGCGAGATGTTGGGGTCACGCCAAACCCGACCCTCCGACCCAACTGCCTGGACTCTCTTTGGGTTGCGTGTGCGCAGCGCAGGGATGGTGCCCAGTCCCAAGCCCAGCCGTGCCTACTCATGCACGTGCCCACTCCCCGCATGGTCATGACAGGGATGGTGGCCCTGGCCCCAATATTGCAGTGGCCCGGAGAACGGTAAGTGAGAATCACTCTCACTCCCATTCAATCCGTGCAGTCTCTTGAGTACATAAAGGGAACATACTCAAGACACTTATTGTACAGAGTCTTACGTATAGTGTACTAAAGCGCAGGGTCTTTACACAAGCACTTGACACTCTCTCATCACTCATCTTATCATCATCTCACCTTATCACTTGATAGGGCAACTAGATGGAGTCTGTGACCATGCAACGTTTCGATCACTCTGATTTTGCGTCTCATCCCGGCAAATACCAGCTGTTCCGCACAGCCAAGGTTGCGATGAACGTTTACACCTTAGATGGTGAGTCTGACCTTGAGGCAGGTCAGTATGTAGCCGTGAAGCACATTCGCAACGCTTGGAACGGTTTGCGCCGCCGGGAGGAACCCGTCTATAGCATCACACACAGCGGCAAGGTTTGGGGTGTGATGTTCGCCAGCACCTTGTGTGATTTCTGTCTGTAACCCCTACCTTCGGAGTCTGTGACCATGTACACCCTTTCTCATCCCACCCCCGTCCTTGTCCGTCCCGGTTACCGTGAGCAGGACGATTGGCGTGAAGCACTCGGGCCTAGTGTGCCGCTGCGTGCGTTTGCTACCTTTTCCGACTCTCTGGACGCACCTGACGTGCTCCCTGCTGGTGGGATGCGTTCCTGCAATCTCACACCGTCCACCCTTATCGTGACATTCCGGGGCTAGATTTCACCCACCTAGGGGCTGTCTTGGCCCCTATAGGGTGCAATCCCGCACCATCACCTGGAGTCTGTGACCATGAACGACACAACCTGCAACGGCTGGACGAACTACGCAACCTGGAGGGTCAACCTTGAGGTCTTTGACGGGTTCGACCCTCGGGAATATTTCCTGGACGGCAATGATGAGGTAGACACGGCTGAGCTGGCCGACAACCTCAAGCAATGGGCTGATGACATCATCATCGGTGGCAGTGAAGGCCTGGTGGCCGACTACGCACGGGCCTTCCTGTCTGACGTGGATTGGCATGAGATTGCGCGGCACATGATTGCCGACTATCTTGAAGCCTGAGAACCCTCCCCCAGTCTGGCCCTTCCCCACGTGGAGGGGTCAACCTTACAAACCCCCGCAGCGGGAACCTTTCGATCCCTCGAAAGCCCCTGCTGCCCCTTTCCTGGAGTCTGTGACCATGACAACCCTGCAAAACCTTCGCA